ACTGGAGCAAGAAAAGGTGGCCACCAGTTTGTCATGGATGACGGCGACCTATTGGGTGTAGATAACTTAATAAGACTACGCACCGCAAGTGGCCATCAATTACTGATGAACGACAGCAAACGACTGATGTATATATCCAACAGCGAAGGCAGTGTTTGGCTAGAATTTGCAGAAAATGGACAGATGCATATCTATAGTGCCGGTGGTCTGAACATTAGAACTGAGGGTGATCTAAACCTACACAGTGACAAAAGTGTAAACATCAATGCAGAAGATACCATAAACATCAAAGGTAAAACAGCAATCAATGCAGAAACTAATGCGTTAACCATGCAAAGTATTGGTAAAACTACTCTGTATGCCGGGGGTATGGATATTGGCAGTGGCGCAGGTATTAATTTATATGCCGATGGCGCAGGCAGTATTAACACTGGCGGAACCTTATACGTTGTTGGATCTCAAATTAAATTAAACAGCGGTGGCGGCACAGTAGTGCCTGCTCCTGGCAAACTAAAAACCTATGTTCATAACGATGCCAGCAGGGAAAATGCTGACAAGCCTTGGCAAGCAGTGCCCAACGCACTGGACAGTTTGGTAACTGTTGCACCAGCACATGAACCTTGGATTAGACAAACTGGCGTATTGCAAGCAGGAACAGTGGCAGATACACAAAACGGCACTGCTACATCACCAGTATCTGCAGGAACGAATCCCTACGGTGGCAACGGACCGGCAAGCATCTCAGGTGGAGGCGCTCCACAAAAGTATGTTGCACCTATAAACTGTGTTCCCAAAGGCGGGATATTAAAAGATCGGGACGGAAAACCGGTAACCGACGGCAGCGGAAATTCTATCAGGACCTCTGTGGCTTCTAAAGATCCTGGACCAGCAATAGCAGAAACCAAACCAGTGACCAAACCTGTGCCGCGCGAATGGATTTCTCGAGCAGATGCTCCAAATCCTGCAGGAGGTATTGGCCCGCTGAATCAATTCCAAGTCAAATGTGTTATGTCACAAATGGCTTATAGTGAAAGCCGTTTTGATTACAACATTAGAGAAGCTGCCAATGGCAACTACCTAGGAAGATATCAGCTTGGTTCCGCAGCGTTCACCGATCTCAAATATATGAAGTTGGATTACTATAATCAATATCGTACAAAAGCAGTTAGATATGCTGATGCTTGGTATGGCAAAGATGATATCAACAAAGACACTGATTACTTGGCCAGCAAAACCACACAAGAAAAAGTCATGTTTGATCTAATGACCATGAACTACAATGCATTGACCAAGCGTGTTGACGGAAAATACGGCATCAGCTCTGACGACGATCTATGTACGGTGGCAGGTATGCTATGTGTGGCACACTTATTGGGTGCCAGCGGTGCAAGAAAGTGGCGTTACACTGCTGCAGGCGGTGATGCCAACGGCACTGATGGAGCAACTTATTACAATCGCGGAAGATATGCTATTGACATTCTAGCACTTGATGGAACAGGAACCACAGGTGACTACTCCAGTGTGGGAGTTAATACACGTAGCACAGGTTTAGCCAGCACCAGTGCATTAACACCAGCTGCCCAAGCAGCAGCAGCAATGAATATTCCGCCAACAGACGTTATACAGTTTACACCAGCAGCCACTGGCAACACCGGTTCAGGCACACTAGACAGATTTAACCAATGCGATAATGCATTTAAGGCCATGGTCCTGGGTGCAGCCAAAGAGTTTAAAGAAAAAACTGGGCAAAAACTCATATGTAACAGCAGTTTACGCACCGCAGAAGATCAAAGCAAATTATACAATGCTTGGAAAAATGGTGGCGGTTCTGGCAAGAATACAGTTAATACTCAGTATGGACGCATTAGTATGCCGTTACAGAGTCCTGGGCAACATGGCCGCGGAGTTGCGATGGATTGTCCAGCAACTCAATTACAGCAAATGCAAAGTATGGGACTATTCCAGAAGTATGGCTTGCAGTGGTTGAATCCCAATGATCCGCCGCACATTCAAGCACCAGTTGCTAGAGGTTAAATACTACTATGGCTACATTATATAAAGGTTTCAGCACCTATAACCAAACAAAAAAGTTTAAATTAACTGACTACGACCTTATTAAACAAGATTTGTTTAACAATTTTAATATTAGAAAAGGCGAAAAGTTAATGCAACCTAACTTTGGCACTATTATCTGGAACATGATGTTTGAGCCAATGACAGAAGAAATAAGAAATCTTATGGTAGCTGATGTTCAACGAATTGTTGGATATGATCCACGCACTCGTGCTAGTAATGTCTTGGTAACTCAGTTTGAACATGGGATTCAAATTGAGATCGAATTGCTGTATCTCAGCACAAATCAAACTGAAACAGTGTCGCTTCAGTTTGATAACAATTCGCAGACGCTAACACGTGGTTAATAAACACCCATATTTTATTCCAAATAAATATAAGAACAGGGTTATATAATGGCAATTACAACAAGACAAACTAGCTTACTGGTGCAACAGGATTGGAAAACGTTGTATCAAACATTCCGCGAAGCTGACTTTCAAAGTTACGACTTTGAAACACTACGCAAATCAATGATTGATTACATCAAGACCTACTATCCTGAAGATTTCAACGACTTTATTGAAAGTTCTGAATACATTGCCTTGATTGACCTTATTGCATTCTTGGGACAAAGTCTTGCATTCCGCACTGACTTAAATGCTCGAGAAAACTTTATTGACACTGCTGAGCGCCGTGACAGCATTCTTAAACTGGCTCGATTAATCAGCTATAATCCCAAACGTAATCTAGCCGCCACTGGCCTACTTAAAATTGACAGTGTTACCACTACAGAAACTGTGATGGATAGTAATGGTTTAAACATATCAAACTTGTTGATCAATTGGAATGACACTGCCAATGATGCCTGGAAAGAACAGTTTAATGCTGTGCTAAATGCTGCCTTGATCCCAAGCCAAATAGTTGGCAAATCAGGAAACAGTCAATACATCAACGGCATTCAAACTGACGAATACACAGTGCAGTTGGTTGCAGGGCAAACACCTGCGTTTAGATTTTCCAGTGTGGTAAACGGTGCATCAATGACATTTGAAGCAGTTAGTGCCACTACCTCGGGTGAAAGCTATGTATACGAACGCTCGCCCACTGCATCCAGCAGTTTTAACTTGTTGTATCGCAACGATAATCTTGGTAATGGCAGTGCAAACACCGGTTTCTTTGTTTACTTTAAACAAGGCACATTAAAAACACAAGATTTTAATATTGCAGACAATTTGCCTAATCGTGTTGTGCATATCAATTTTGATAATATCAACAACAGCGATGTTTGGCTATATGCATTGAACAGTCAAGGTCGTGAACAAACTTTATGGAAAGCAGTTCCGGCAGTTTCTGGAGTCAATATAATTTACAATAACCTTACTGAAAAGAACCTATATCAAGTAAGCAGTCGTGCCAATGATCAAATTGATCTAGTTTTTGGCGATGGTGCATTTACTAACATTCCACAGGGTAGTTATCGCTTATACTATCGTCAAAGCAACGGACTAAGTTATAAAGTCACTCCCGACGAAATGCAAAGCATCGTGATACCTATGACTTACACTAGTCGTAGTGGCCGCGCTGAAACTTTAACTATTCGCGCTAGCCTACACTATACTGTGGCAAACTCAACATCTAAAGAAACCATTGAAGAAATTCGTGCCAAGGCGCCACAGAGTTATTATACACAGAATCGTATGATCACCGGGGAAGATTACAATCTTTTTCCTTATACACAATACTCAAGTATTTTAAAAATTAAAGCAGTTAATCGTACCAGTAGTGGTGTAAGTCGCTACTTGGATGTGCTAGATGTCACTGGAAAGTATTCCAGCACCAATGTGTTTGCACAAGACGGCTGGTTATATAAAGATCAATTTATTGGTAGCTTTGGATTCCAATGGAACAGCACCACAGAAATTTTGAAAATTATATTTGATAAGATAGTTCCTTTACTCAGCGAAAAAGAACTACAACACCTATACTACAGTAAGTATCCACGATATACTACCTCGCTACCTACATACTGGATTGCAGACAACCAATCAACCAGTGGTAGCATTGGATATTTTACCGACTCTGCCGACGGCACACTGCGATTAAATGTTGGAACTGATACCAGTTACCTGGGAGATCTGTGGTTTGTTAGCAAAGGTGCAATTATCAAGTTCAATGCTGGCACTGGAAAATATTTCAATGCACAAAATCAAATAGTTTCCGGAATACCTTCATTGCCCGGGGATAAAACATATATCTATTCTGGAGTAATGGAAACCACTGTCATTGACGCTGGTTCCATGGTCACACTGGGCACAGTGGTGCCAGACAATGCAGTTATCGAACAAATTATACCAGCATTTATTATCAACAACTATACCAACGAACTTACAGGAACTATACAGTCTTATATACAGTCGTATAAAACATTTGGTCTTCGTTACGACGGTATTGAACAACAATGGAAAATTATTGACCAGTCAAATTTAAATTCTGCTACCAATGACTTAGATTTTAGTCTAACCAATGCAGGTGACAACACAGGCACAGGCCTTGACGCCAGCTGGTTAATAAGACTTACCTATAACGGATTAGACTACAAAGTTGAATATCGTGGCATTGACTATATATTTGAAAGTAAATTAGAAACTAGATTCTATTTTGATGAACGAGTTAAAGTATATGATACGAAAACAGGTTTGACCATACACGATCAAATTAAAGTGCTAGGTATCAACACACAGGCCGACAGTCGTGAGCGTAGCATTGGTGAAGACCAAACTTGGTATGTATACAAGAACATTGTAGAAAATGACGGATATCAAAGCAATCGTAGAATTTTAATAACATTCCCCGACGGTAACAGTGATGGTGTGCCTGATAATCCTGATTTATTTGAAAATATTGTTAGTCCAGACACTAATCCTCTAAGTAAGTATGTGTATCAGCAGTCTTTAAATGATCCAAATAAATTTTTGTATACCCAACCATATGACTCTGCACTGGTAGTTACTACATACCCTACCAAGGATGTAGTTAATAAGTTTATAAACATTTATGAGAATGGGCAAGTTTTTTACGCAACCACAGAACGTGCATTTTATCAACTTGATATAGTTAATACAGTTAGATCTTTGTCAGCAAGAACAGATCTAGTTGCTTATACAGGTAGACAACATCTCTATTTCCAATACAGACACAATAGTCCTAACTATAGAAGAATTGATCCAAGTCCAAATAACATCATGGATCTATATATACTGACCAAACAATATGCCACAGACTACTCTGCTTGGGTGCAAGATACCAGCGGCGCAGTAAAATTACCAGAAACACCAACTAACGAATCATTAAAAGTTGCTTTCAGTAATCTTGACAATTATAAAGCACTAAGCGATACCTTGATATTTAATAGCGCGGTGTTCAAACCTTTGTTTGGCTCACGTGCCAATGTAGCACTACAGGCCAAGTTTAAAATTGTAAAAAATCCCAATATTGTTATCAGTGACAACGATGTTAAAACTTCGGTGATTTCTGCTATCAACAATTACTTTACCATTGGACAATGGGACTTTGGGGAAGCATTCTACTTTAGTGAGTTGAGTGCATATTTACATAATATATTAAGTCCTAACATTGCCAGCATTGTTATTGTTCCCACTGACAGTGCTGTTAGATTTGGTAACATGTATCAAGTCAATGCAGAAGCAAATGAAATTCTTATTAGTGCAGCAACAGTTGGTGACGTTGAAATTATCAGCGCAGTCACCGCGGCACAACTTAATCAAACACTAGCGTTAACCACAGGAGTAGCTTAATGGCTAATAATCGCACTGTTAATTTACTACCTGAAGTATTTAGAACTGATACAAATAAAAAGTTTCTTAATGCCACATTAGATCAACTGATATCAGATCCAAATTTTACTAAAATTGATGGATACATCGGAAGAAAATTTGCACCCACCGCTAAATCTGGAGACTACTATCTTGGCGAGTCCACAGCATTAAGACAAAATTATCAATTAGAGCCCAGCGTGGTTGTGAAAAACAAATCAGGCGATACAGAGTTCTTTGGAAACTATATTGATCTACTACAGCAGATACAATACTATGGCGGTAATATTGACAATCAAGATCGTTTGTTTAACAATAAAGGTTACAGCTACACAGGGCTATTTGACTTAGACAAGTTTGTAAACTTTAATCAATACTATTGGTTACCCAACGGGCCTGGCGGGCTCGGTGCCAATGTACCAGTCACCGGCGGCAGTGTACCTATATCAGAAACCATTGTTGTCACTAGAGATACAACAACTGGGTCTTATAAGTTTTCATCTAATGGGCAAGCACTAAACCCAGAACTGTCATTTGCCTACGGTGGATCATACAACTTTATAGTAAACCAACCGGGCTTTCCTTTCTGGATACAAAGCGAAACTGGTGTATCGGGGGAACGGTTAAATCAACCAAACACTTCCAGCAGAGATGTCCTGGGAGTAATTAACAACGGCTTAGATGTAGGGACAGTGACATTCAACGTTCCTCTGCCAGATGCACAAAATGTATTCAGTCAATTTAGTTTGGCGTATAATGTAGACATAGCATTAGACATTGCATACCGCAGTATTCAAGGAATGACCGTTGCTGAGATTGAAGCCGCTGGCGGTCTTGACGGTATCAGTGGTAATTTAGAAAATAAGAAAGTTATATTTGTTGGTGGTCCCAACATCCAGGATGATTACTATTGGACAGCTGATGTTGTTGGTGCAGTGCCTGTGCCGCTGGCTGATCGTTATACTGTATGGACTATTAAATTAGTTGACACAGGTAATGGTGACCAGGCTATTAACCTAGTTGGCCCGCAACCAATAACTATTACACAAAAAGTTTTTGTGCGTAGCGGTATACAACACGCTAACTCTGAATATTTTGTCAGCAGTGTTGGTGATTGGTCAAAGATACCTGTTAATACTTCATCGTTGCCATTTATATTTTATCAGGACAATAATAGTAGCACCATGACAGGAAGAATAAAACTACTGTCAAATGATGGCACTGCTATTGATATTGATAATCAAGTATTGGGAAAAACTTACTATAAAAGTCCTAACGGTGTAGTGTTTACTAACGGATTAAGAATTACTTTTGATTCACAAGTTACTCCCAGCAGTTATGCCAACAAAGTTTATTTTGTTGAGGGAGTAGGCACTGGTATTAGATTAGTTCCTGCAGAACAATTTGATTCTACTACATTTACAGAACCACAATATATAACAATTAATCGTTCCAGCTTAGATAAAAATTCGTGGAGTCGAAATAACTGTTGGTTCCATATTGATACTATTAGAGCTGCTGAAGCCTATATAGGTATATCTCCGCAGGATGGAATAGCAGGCGATGCAGGTATAACAAATCAAACCGCTACTAGACCAATTATTGAATTCAATCCTGACCTGCAGTTGTTTAACAATGGTATAATTGGTGTCGCTAATGTTGATACATTTGATGTAAATCAAGTGACAACTGCATTTAATCAAGTTGAAGGTGCGCCAGTATTATATGATGTTGACACTGGATGGTATTTTACCGTGGGATCTACAACATTCCCAGTCGGCGCTGCCACTGATAGAATTATTTTTTCTGCAGATCCTGATCCATTGGTTACAAATAAAATATTCAACATGCAAGTGGTGGATCTAAATGGAAACCCCGAAGATCCTAATTATGTTATTCATTTGTCAGAAGTAGAATCTGTTGCAGTGGGAACAGTTATTCTTGCAAAGAATTCGTTTAGTTTATCTACTGCAAAAACAAATCTTTACTACTGGTTTGACGGAAGCACATGGACTCAAGCACAACAAAAAACTAAAAGCAATCAGTCGCCCTTGTTTGATATTGTAACTGCATCTAACCAAAGTGTCAGCAAATTTTTAGATAGTAACTTTACAGGGACAAAGATATTTTCTTATAAACAAGGCACAGGAAAAACAGATCCTAAGTTAGGATTCCCGCTGTCATACAGAAACTTTAACAACATCGGTGATATACAGTTTACCAATGATTTTGATAACGATAGTTTCAGTTACTTGTCTAGCACAAAAACATCTATAACTGCCCCAGTTAACCAATATTTTATTAGAAAAAATAATTCTGCAGACAGCTACGAATTCCGTAATGTCTGGACAGAAAACAGAGATCTAACTAAACAATATCAATTGTTTAATTATACCTTTACCGGTGATACCAACTACTTTACTATAGACGTAACTCCGGTTGCAAACTTTAACAATAAAAATATATTTGTGTTTAAGAACAGCGGCAAAACCACCGAGTTACTAACAGACGCAGACTACAAAGTTGTTACAGTTATTGGAAAATTGGCAGTTAGAGTTAATGTTACATTACTCACGGTTGGCGATGAAATCACTATAAAAATATACAGTAATTCAGTGAGTCAAATTGGCGCATATGAAGTTCCTCCAAATTTAGATCTCAACAGTCTTAACACTACATTTACCAGTTTGACTCTAGGACAAATTCGTAATCACTTGATTACCATGGGCCGTAATAACGCACAGATCCAGGGTCCAATACTAGGTGAAAATAATCTGAGAGATATACCCATTAACCAAGAAACTGGAAGCATACTACAGCATGCCAGCCCAGTTATATACAGCAATTTGTTTTTGCTTAATAACAATTTAAATTTTATTAAGTCTATTGAATATGCACAAAAAGAATATTCAAAATTTAAAACCAAGTTCTTGGAACTTGCTGTAAATTCAGACATGGTTGACCCTGCTGATATTCCTACCAGTGTTGATCGTTTGTTATATGATATCAACAAAATCAAGAACTCTACTTTTCCTTGGTATTACAGTGACATGGTCCCATATGGCAATAACATGCAACCAATGTCACCATACCAGATTTTAAATCCTGAGCTACGTCAATACGAGATAGCCACGGTGTTTAATGATCAAGAATTAAGTGATCGTGCAGTCTTGGTTTACTACGCTGTGACTAAAAAAGATGCCTACGGAGAATTAATTGTAGATCGTCGGAATAATCCAGTGGTTACAGAAGTAAGACAACTGGTTAAAGGTCGCGATTATTATTTCAATCAAGATCGTCCAACAATTACATTAACTGATCAAGTCACACAACTTTACAATGACTTAATTGTTATTAAAGATTACATTAATACCAACGGCAGTTATATTCCAGAAACCCCAACTAAGCTAGGATTGTATCCAAAGTTTGCTCCACGTATCTTTACAGATGATTCATACCGTGATACTGTGGATGTAATTCAAGGGCACGATGGTAGCATAACTCCAGTGTTTAACGACTACAGAGATCAGTTGTTGTTAGAATTAGAAACACGTATATACA